CTTTATATGTAAATCTGGATTGTCTGAACTTGTACCTGCTGGAAATCCTGCACCACCAAATCTATATGCACTTGAACCGTTAGCAGTTACTACAAATTGAGATACTGGAGTTTGTCCTATAACCCAACCTGAACCAGTGTAAACTAAAGTATGTCCGTTTTGAGGAGAAGATACTGCTACATCTGTTAAATCGTTAATTGCAAGTGAACCACCTGCAGGAGTACCGACATTAAATCTTCCTTGTGCTGAACTCCAAGCCAAAACGTGACCATCTGCAACACCAGACATATTAACATCTGTGTGTGTAGAAACGGAAGAGTTTTCATCTAATACTCTAACCCAACCACTACCTGAAGAATAATAAGGTCTGTTACCTACACTATCATAAGCATACATTCCGACATAAGTTGCAGCCGCTGGTAAAGAACCATATCCTGAAAAGTCGTGTCTTATTTTAGAACCTGCACCAGTTAAATCAACCGTACCTGTTCCTGATAATGATGATGTACCAGTTAGACTAAAGTTTGCTGCTGTACTTAATGTTGCACCTAAATTAACAACACTATTACCAATTGTAATTCTATTATTGTCTAAAGAAGCATTAGGAATATTTCCTACAGTTAAAGTTATTCTATTGTTATCAATAGCAGTAGAAAGTCCTGCACCACCAATAATTTCAAAACTTCCACCTAGACCAACATTAAAGTTAGTTGAAGTATCATCACCTATTGTGATTGTATTGTTTACAAGTTTGTCATTTGTAATAGAACCTGTTAATTGAGCATTTGTAATTGTTCCTGATAATGAACTTGTAGGATAATTTGTTGCGTCTGCTAAATCAAAAGCAGGAGTAGCGTCTGTGCCACCTAAGGCAAGTGATATACCACCATATGATACAGTAGAATTTGTTAAAGAAGTATTACCAATACTTGTTAGAGTATTAGAAGAACCTGAAATTGTTTTATTCTCTAGTGTGTCAGTAGATGTTTCTGTTAAAACAGTACCGTCAATAGCAATAGAAATTTTGTCTGCTGTTATAGTAGTTGCAATTCCATTACTACCTTCAACAGTTAAAGTATCGCCTAAATCTACTGCGTGAGAACCGGTATCGCCTGTAACTGTAATTGATGAATTATCTAATTTTGTATTTGGTAAACTTGCTAATGCACTACTTGGAATATTTGTAAATGTATTACTATCCCCATTAATTGTTTTATTTGTTAAAACTGAAGTAGAAGCGTCTGTTATATAATTACCAGAAAGTAGAGTTGTACCATCGCCTAAAACACCATATAATTCGTCAAAATTTGTATTTACTTTGGCTGCACCTGCTCTTAAATTATCACCTGTTCCATCATTAGCAGCTGATCCTCGGTTAATAGTCTGTTTTGTCATTTAGTTATATCCTACTTGTTTATACTATTTATAAACTTCTTATGGGGTTGTATCATCAAAAGTTAATATGGTTTGAGCAAAGTTTGTAACAGTATTATCAAAGGAATCCTGAGAAGCCGCAAATTGCGTAGGCATTGCAAAATTTGTCTTTAATAACTGACCATCTTTATTTGAAGTTGCTAAAAATATAGCACCTCTTCCATCTAGTGATGTTCTTGTACCTGTTATCTTTATTTCACTTAATTGCTTAAATGTTATTTTACTTGCACCTGAATTTATACCAAATATTGTATTTGCGAATTTGTTTAGTGTACCAAATTTAGGTCCTGCATATGCGTACCCTTGTTTAACTTCTACACCATCTATTGTAGCTCTTTTTCTACTAGTCATACTAATTTCAATAGCTGGTCTAGTTAAAGTTATATCTCTTGTATTTGCAGTAAATGGTTCTCTATAATCATCACCAGCATCCATTAATCCTTCAGTCATATTATCTGACCTTAAACTTGTGCCATCATCTACTGTTCCTAATCTTCTACCAAAGACAGTTGTAAACAATACATTTAATATATTGAATAATGGAGTATCTATAGCACCTGATATAATACCAGTAACTGGAGCTCTAACTTTTAAACTTAATCTACTAACCAAATCAACTTGACCTGTAAAATAAAAACCTGATGTGTGCATTGTCTTTTTAAATGAGTCTCTCCAATCATTAATTGATTGACCAACTTTTAGTACATAAGAAAAATCTTGGTAGTATTTACTGTCTTGTACTTTCATAGTTTGTTCAGATACATAACCATCTTCATTTAAAAATTTACCATCTGTATCTGCAACAGAAACTACATCTACTATAGCACTAGCAACATCTAATCTTATTGCTGTTGCTGATCCACTACTTGATGATGTTATTGTTTCGTTTAGAATAAAATTAGTATTTAAATCTTTTACTTTTAATAAACTTCTATCTGCGTCATAACTTGCAAGTGTACCAGTTGCACCTGAAGTAGAACCTGTAATAGTATCATTAGCATTAAAGTTACCTGACTTGTTAGTTAATAATAAACAGTTTCTAAATTTAATTGTTGGAGTTGGACTATTTTGATAACCTTCTCCTAATTCATTTGTTTTTAATCCTATAACTCTTCCTATATCAGTACCGTTTGCTAAAACATTTGCATTAGAACCTGATGAGGTTATAGTTACTTTAGGTGGTAAATTATAACCACTTCCACTATTAATTAAAAATATATCCGTTATATCATTTAAGTCGGAGTTAGTAGCACCTTCTATTACAATTTTACTTCCAGAGTATTGATCTCCTCTACCAGTTTCATCTTCCATTAAAATGTGTTCAGCACCTGTTCCTGATTCACCAGAGATACCACCATTAACAACAGAAACAAATCCTTCTGCATTAACACCTTCTGTTCCTGTATTATCAAAAACTAATTTATCTCCTACTGAATAACCTGTTCCTGGATTGTCAATAACAATTTCTGATACAGGTCCTGAACCTATAGCACTAATAGCAATATTAGCACCTACACCACCACCTGATACAGTTAAGAAGTCACCAGTAGAGTATAAGTTACCATCATTAGTAATTGTTTTTAATCCCGGTATACCTGTAATAGTTGCTTTTATAAAAAAGTCATCTGTATCACTAGCAGTTCCAGTAATTACTTCGTTAATTATAAATGTTCCAGTCATAGAGTTTATATTAAGTACAAATTCAGAAACTTCTTTATTTCCGATAACAAATTTCTTAACTGATTCTACAACAGCAGTTGCTCCTGTACTTGAACCTTTTATTGTTCTACCAACTAAATCTGTTGTATCACCAATTACTACAATTGATCTTAAAACTTTTTGTGTATTCCATTGTCCGTCTGATACACGCAACATTTGTGTTCTAGGATAAAATGTTTCTGATATTTGATTAAATAATATTCTAAAAAATAATTCGTGTCCTGCTTGTGTACCTTTTAGTCGGTACATTGATTTAATATTTTTAATTAGATTTCTTTTGTCTAATCCTAGTGCTAAAGTTTCAGGTATTGTTTTTAAAAACTCATCTCTAAATTTTGTTAAGAAGTTTGATATAACTTTGTCGGGATCTCTAAAGTTTGTTAAATTTTGAACAGTTGTTACAGGATTAGGACGATAGTTATTAATTACTGCTTGAGCGTCTGAAGTATTACCTGTTACTATTTCATTTCTAGTAAATTTGTCTTGTGCTGATATATAAAGTTTACCATTTGTTAAATCTTCGGCAATAACTGTTGCAGTTGCCTTTGATACAAGACCTGTAATAGTTTCGCCTATTGTAAATTTACCAAATATAGTATCTTCGTAAATTATTTTATCACCAGCGTCTGATTGTGTTTTTTCTGAAGTTATTTTTGAACCGTCTAATAATAAATTGTCTTTTAGACCTGTTTCATTTTCTAAAGTTATACCATCTGTATTTTCAACACTTGTAACCTGCAACATAGCAGATTCCATAAATTGATAATAAGTTTTTAAGAATTGAACAAACTGTGGGTGGTCATCAACTACGAAATCAGGTAATTGACTATTAATAAGTGTTGAGATTTTATCATTAAACTTTGCCATAGGACATTAGTAACTTGATGTTGTTGTGTATCCCACTCCTGCTTCAGACGAGCCACCTATAAAGGTATCTTCAGAAACATTTACGATTGAATTTGAAACATCTATTTCTAAAATTTGATCTCTTACAGGAACAACATCATTTGATAATGGAGAAGCAGTTACCTCAATTACAGTAGAAATAGAACCTCTAATATTAGAAATAGAAGCAATGTCTAAAGAATTAATAGTAATTTGTCCTGTTGCATAATTAATTGTACCTTGTGTAGCATTTTGTACTGTTTTAATACCACTTACAAGATAATAAACTCTAACATTTCCCATACCATCATCATCTAAAAACATTTCATTAGTATTACCTGATATTTTAAAACCAGTAGATGATAAAACTGCTTCGTGTCCTGAATGAGGATTGTAAATTGCATTTCTAAAGTAAACATCATATTTTGTAGATGAACTTAAAGTTGGTGTAAAACTTTTTCTAATTTTAACAGTTGTAATATTAGATAAAATAGAATTATCTACATCATCAACTATACCCATAACTTTAGAATATCTAAACACACCGTCAAATGCTGTTAAAGTATTTGTATTGTAATTTGTTATTGCTTGTACAATTTCTGACTTCAAAGTGTCTGCTGTTTTAGCAGTAGAGTTTTTATCAAACTTAGCATTAATTACTAATACAACTGAAGTTATTATTGGGTCAATTATTTCAGGTCTTACTGAAGCAACATTGTAAGATTTTAATTTTGTTACTATATCTAATTTTGTGGCATTAGTTAAAGGTACACCTGACTGACCTTTGACTGCAATTTTAACAACACCGTAAATAGGTGTTTCATCATCTTCACCACCCCAAGCACTTATAGAAGTTGCATTAGGATAAATTGATCTTACTAAAGTTTCATAATCGGTTGTAGTAACTGCTCTATCTTGTGATGTGTATTGTAGAGGTGCATTAAATCTAATTGATTCTTTACCTTCAGCTTCTGATCCGCCTTGAGCATTTGTTTTAGTTACAACTGTTACATCTGAAAATCCACCTACTGAACTTGAAGCAACAAAAGATGAAGCACCGTTAGCCTCAGTTTTGTTTCCAACAATATATTCTATAATTACTATGTTACCATCTGCTAATCTTTTACCTATTACATCATCACCAAAATAAATTTGAAATTTACCTGTATCTGTTTCTTGTAAGAAGTATGCTCTTGATGTATTGTTTAAACCTTTTAAACCGGATGCTAATGAGTAGGATGTCTGTGTTGAATCTGCTGAAGAATTTTGAATAGTTACTTTTAATGTAGTTGTATCAGCGTTAACACTTGGTATAATAAATCTTTGGTCAACATCTGTACTATCTACTGTATATCTAAATGAAACTAGCGTCCCTTCATATAAATTTACATCTGAAAATTTGTAAACACCATCTTGTGGTGTCATTGTTATTTTTTCATTATTTACAAACTGATAAGTTAAAGTATCTATTGTTGATGTGAAAACTGTTCCTTTATCCATTGTAACTGAAGAACCAGTAGCATTGTTTAAAGTTACATCAACTGTTGCGAGAGCAGATTTACTAGATGATGGAGTGTACCCTAACATCTTTGCTAATGAAACTACATTTTTTCTAATATCAGCAGAGTCTAGGTACATTTCATTTGCAACCATATTAGCATTGAAACCTAGATAGTGTGTGTTGTATGCTAATGTATCTAACAAGACAGCAAAACCTGAACCTTCAAAATTGTAATCTGAAAACTCTGGTTGATCTTGTAAAAATGATTTTAAATTTTCTTTTATTGCGTCAAAATCTAAATCTGATACTATAAATTTATTACTTGCCATATTATCTTAATCTTTCTAAAAATGTTTCTACTGTTACAGGTTCTGCTACTCCAACAACATAAAATATAATTCTTAATGAGTAGCTGTTTCTATCAATATCAGGTTTTGCTATAATCTGTTCTAACTTAATTCTTGGTTCAAAATTGTTTAATACTTCACCAACTTTTCTTTGTAAATTAAGAGCAGTAAGAGGTGTCATTGGTTCAAACAACATTGCTCTAACATCACTTCCTATTTCAGGATGAAAAGGTCTCTCATAATGATTTGTGTTAATCAAATTTCTAACACTTCTTTTGACTGCCTCTACATCTGTTAATTTGTTAACATCATTAGTAACAGGATTACGACCAAAGTTTAAATCTAAATCTTTATAGATTCTATTTGCTCTTAAAGAGTTATTAGTATTAGTAGCATCGTAGTTCGGCATATCTCTTATATTTATACTCTAACCCGAGAAAACATTAGAAGAACCTTTAGTCATTGCCCCAGCGTCTGTACTATCTCCAATTCTTGCAACTGATAGTCCACATACCCGAACTGTTGAAGAACCTACATTAACTTTTGCAACGTGAGGGGCACAAGGTGGCAATGGTGGAAAAGGATGCGACACAGTTGGATCTGTAATTCTTGCAATTAAGATACTATTTGCAAAAACAGTTGATTGTCCTGGTGTGTTTAGTGTTGTTGTACCAGTACAAGCGTGTCCTGTACTTAAAGTATCCCCTTTTCTACTAACTGCTGGCATTATGCACTTCTTTTAACTGAATCTCTTTTTGCTTTAAGAGCATCTTTTGTTTTTTGTTGAATTATTGCTTGTCTAATTTTTCTTCCCATAGGTATTTTTACTGATTGCTCAACTTTATTACCTTTTTTAGTAATAAACTCAACACCAATCACATTATCCTTAAAATCTCCTTGTACAGACATTACTGCTTTCTTCAAACTCATTTTTTCAACTTCTTTTTCGTCACCTGCTTCATTCCAAAACTTAAATATTCTCATTTTACTCATTTTATAACTCCATTAATTAATATTATCGTATTTTATAGTATCTTTCCAAGAATCATCTGATTCTGCGTGTCGGCAATATGTACAAACTTCAGTTTTTTTGATTTCACCGTAATTTACATAATTTTTTTCGCCACAATGGCAAATATATCCACAATTCTGGCAATTTTTTACTGATTCTACCATAAAACTATTTATCCTTTAAATCAAACACTATTTTTTACTAAAAAGTAGAACAAAAAGAGAACAAACGCAAAAAAAGTTGATATTACTTGATTTTTTGGGTATTTTTTGCTTGACTTTCGGGTATTTTTCCTATATTATAGTATGTATATGATAAACAAAGAAACAAATAATAACAATTTGATAATCGTTAGAAATATCGTTTATAGTTCAATCAAAAAGATCAATAAAAAGATCAAAGAAGAAATAGAAGTAGATCCAACTCTATTGAATATGATTGACATTAATATGAAAAATGCTATTAATAAAATTATCAATAACTACAAAGAAAAAAAACAACAATAAGGAAAAAACACTATGAAAAAACTATACGAATATTTAACAATAATAATGTCAATATCAGGAACACTATGTTTAATAGGTGCTGTTGGTGCAATTGACGGTGGTTACCACGGTATCCCAATGAATAATAATTGGTTGGCGTGTGGTGTATTAACACTATTAGGAGTTGCTATGTACATATTAGCATTATATTCACAAGAATTATACAAGGAGGCGAAATAATATGACACCAGAAAAATATAACGAGTTAAGAGTACAAGAACAACAAGGTCAAATTATGGCTGATGAAACTGTTAAGTCTATTCAATTAAGAAAAGACATAATGAAGTTAGCATTAGCTGAAAGTGCTACTGATTGTACTATTATGTGTGGTACATTGTTTGCTAAGTTTAGTGCTTCAATACACGAACAAATGGCAACAAACTTAAAGAAGACTTTACAGACTTTCTTTGACAACAGAAAAGTTAATGATTGTTATGTTCAAATGTCAGGTACATTACCTGATAATGAATATGCTTATGACTTTATGCCAATTGTAGATTTTAGACATAACGGAGTAGGAGTATAATGACAATAGTAAATAAAACAGCAGAAACTTTAGACGAGGGTATTAAGAATATGATGGCTGGTGCCAAAAATGATTATGCTAATTGGGGAAAAGGTTCTGATTACGGACAAAGACAGTTAGTAGAATGGGACAGTAAAACTAAAGTAACACAAGGTAAGAAGTACATTAAAGTTGTACAAGAAAACGGAGTGTTTG